TGCCCTGACGGTAGGGACTGACGGTATCTGGTTTACGCAGTTCCATATACCAGCGACTCATAACGCACTTACCGGAGCATTCTGGTGGCGTGTTGATGCTATTGACACCCAGAATCACCGGAGGACGGCACAATGCGGGACTCTACTAGTGGAGGCAGTGTTATGGCTGAAAAGACGCCTCAGGAAGTCCGGTCTACTGAAAGGCTTATGCATTACTGGGCTGAAGGTGCGGGCCGTGCTAAGATAAACTGGGGAGTCCCAGGGGATTTTGATAGGTGCCTCACAGAGCTTGGCAAGTACGTAGGCCCTGAGATAGTCAAGGGTCTTTGCGCTAATCTCCATCATCGTGCTACCGGAGGATGGCCAGGCCACGCTCCGGGAGTTGAAGAAGCAATGGCCAAGGCAAAGAGCAAGAAAGGCTAGGACTTCCGTCCGGCCTTTCCCGGAGATATAATCCGTAGTTAGCTCGTGGACAGGAGACGAGAATGAGTGAGGATGCTGGAGCCGCTACCGATGCCGGAACGGCTGACGTAGATGCTGATGCCATCGCGGCCGGAACGGACGCGGTAGATGCTGAAGCGGAACAGCTTCTGGGAGATATGCTCGACAAGGACCCAGACGCTCTGGCGAGCGAGCTAGATAAATGGCGTAAGGAATCCCGTAAGTGGGAGAGTCGCGCCAAGCAGAATTCCGATGCGGCCGCACGGCTCAAGGACATCGAGCAGAAGAACATGACTGAGCTTGAGAAGGCTCAGGCGGCACAGCGAGAGGCAGAGGAGCGGGCCATAACGGCCGTCGCTACCCACAATCGAGTCATGGCTGCGGCCGCTCACAATCTCCCGGTAGAGCTTATCGATGATCTCGGCTCCGGAACGGAGGAGGAGATCAATGAGCGCGCGGAGAGATTTGCGCGAGTTATCCAGGGAGCGGCACAGGATATTGCGAATGACATACTCGCGCAGAACGCAAACCGGAACGGTATGCCAATGGGCGCACGCCCAGTCGAGTCGATGAGACCAGGATCAGCGCCAGCCAGCGGTGGAACGCCAACGACGGCTGAGGACTGGTTTAGGCAACTAGTAAATCAGCGAAACGAATAATAGAAAGGCAAACCGTGCCGACGTATGGAACACACATCGGCCGTACCACCACTGGCTCTGATCCACTCGTCCCGGAGCCTCTAGCTACGGCCATCATTCAGGAAGCGCCCAAGGCCTCAGCCGCGCTTACCCTGATGAACAAAACGGTCTTGTCCGCCAAGACCCAGCGCATGCCCGTCCTCGATGTCCTCCCGGTCGCATATTGGGTTGGGGGTGATACAGGAATGAAGCAGACGAGTATGCAACAGTGGAAGAACGTGGTCATGGTTGTAGAAGAACTCGCCTGCATTTTACATCGTTCCTATTCCAGAAGCCTATCTGGATGACGCGGACGTACCACTCTGGAACGAGGTTCAGCCTCGCATTACAGAGGCTGTGGGTCAGCTCATCGACCTGGCTGTTCTCTGGGGGATCAACAAGCCAACGACCTGGGGCGAAGCCGTCTTCACCGGAGCCGGTAAGTCCGGCCACTACGTCATCCAGGGGACCAACGTTGACCTGGGCCAGGACGTTGCCAAACTCGCGCAGCAGATGGCTCTTACCGGCTATACGGTTAACGGCTTTGCGGCAATGCCGGGAATGTCGTGGCAGCTGGTCGGTATGCGCTCCGCGCAAGGCGTCCCGATTTACCAGCCGGATATGACAGATACTCCCGGTGGGACGCTCTACGGCTACGACATGTCCGAGGTCAACAATGGGTCCTGGCAGATGGGCCTTACCGGAGCCGTCATGCTCTGCGGCGACTTTACTAAGTCGATCATCGGAATGCGGCGTGATATCACCTTCAAGATGTTCACTGAAGGCGTTATCTCCGACGACACCGGCAAGGTCATCCTCAACCTCATGCAGCAGGACTCCGTGGCGATGCGGATGACTATGCGGCTCGCGTACGCGACCGTCAACCCGGTCACGATCATGCAGCCGTCGGCCGTTATCTCCGGGACGAACCCGCAGCGGTGGCCGTATGGCGCAGTCCTGCCAGTCGGCGCAACCGCTCCTACGGCGGCAGCGCTCAACGTCATCCAGGCTCCTCCGTATCCGTACACCGGGTCATTCGCCTACGATCCTACGGAAGCAGAGCTTGACAACCCGCAGGAGACGGAGAGTGCGAAGGCGCATTCGGCCGCACAAGAAGCCAATGAGCGCGAGGTAAGCGAGCGTACACGGGCTCGCTCGCGCGCTCCACGCAAAGCGGAGTAAGCCGTGACGAATTACAAGCAGACGGCGCATACGGCTGTTGGTGCGTCGGCTACGCCTATCGACGCGGGAGCCGGTAGTACGTATGGCTCGTTCTACCTGCGAGTCGTTAGCCCGGCTCCGGATAGCACGGTTAACCTGGAAACAAGTCCGGACGGTACAACCTGGACCGTCAAGGCTTCTGTCAAGGGTGACGGCTGGGGCTACGCGAATTCCGACCACCGTACAAGGCAGGCCCGTAGCAACGTTACCAGCCTTGGTACTGGCGCGGCACCGCTTTCAGCCATCGTCACCTGCTATCCATGAACCTGATGATTACGGCCCGGCAGGAAGGAGAGGGATATGAGAATCGGTGATCCCACGCTGCCGACGCTCGCGAGCCCGGACGATATCGTAGATAGGCTGGGCCGTAATCTCAACCAGGTAGAGGCAGCCCGGATCGATGCCCTGCTTCGCGACGGCTCTGCGCTTGTCCGGCGATACTGCCGGCAGGACTTCATGAAGGAGGTGGGGCTTACTGAGATATTCGTGGCGGATGCCGGAGAGATCCGGCTTAGCAATCGTCCGGTTACCGCAGTCAATTCCGTCGTGTGGAAGTCAGGCAACCCGGCTCTCCTGGGCGATATGACTATTTCCTGGTACATATTCGATGGGATTGATAAGATTACCATTCCGTCACCGTACCAGAGTGGCATCATCAACCTGCCGTACATGTGGTACCTGACGTCGTGGTACTCCGATTCCTTTGCGGTGCAGTATGACTACGGCTATGCAAATCCTCCACTAGAGGCCGTAGCCGTCCTCTGTACCGCGATCATATCGGAGCTAGCTACGCCTACGATGTCGGCTACTCTTCAGAGTGAGTCGATTGGCCCCTACTCCTACTCGATGCGTCGTACGTCCGGAGCCGGGCTCAATGCGGCTCTAATGGATGCGGGTATGGCTACTGCGCTCAAGGACTTCCGCCGGCCAGCCGGGACGATAGCGGTGAGAATCTGATGCACCCGCTTCCGTACTCACAGACAATAACCCTGATACAGCGTGTCCTGTCGGCTACCAAGGACCAGTACGGCAACGACGTTTATACAGACGTTCAGTCAGACGTCCCATTCTGTGTCGTAGCTCCGGCGATTAGTACCGAGGACATTCAGTGGACGGAGCACGTTAGTACGGACATTACCGTGTTTGTCCCGGCCGGTACCGTTGTTGGCCCACTAGACGCATTCCTGATCAATGGGAATAAGTACGAGGTTCATGGTGACCCGAATCAGTATCAGTCGCCTTTCTCCGGGCACTATGGGCCTACCCAGATCCGGGCTTCTAAGGTTACAGGAGCTTCAGTATGAGTGTTCATTTCAACCCGGACCATCGTGGCGTAGAGAGAATGCTTAATGCGACATTCATGCGGGAGGCAATGCTCCGGATAGCGGAGGAGATAAAGTTCAGGGCTATAGCGATAGCTCCTGTTGACGTTAGGGATAAGCATCCTGGCCGGTACAAGGCAAGTTTCCACACTCGCGTTCACTCGCACGGAGGAGCGAGGCATGATAGGGCAGAGGCTATTGTCTGGAATGACTCTCCGGAAGCCCTGTATGTCGAATGGGGTCATCACGGACGCGAGCCGTATCACGTCCTAGCTATTGCCTCGTTCCTGCAGCATAGGATCAGGCATGCCTAACCTAGTCCCGGAATTCCCGGATGCGGAGAGTGTGCTGATGTACGCTCTTGTCCCGATGGAGCCTAGCATTCGTTTTGTCACTTCCATGCCGGCCGAGGTGCCGGTGATTACCGCGAGGATTCACCGTATTAGTGGATCTAACCGTAACATTGGCGTTGACAGCCCGATTATTGATATTGATGTATTTGGCCCTAAAGCTCAGGTCGGTTCCGTGTCGAATGCCGCTCGCGCGATACAGAGTGATATCTTGTCGCTTATGAGCGTACAAGTGATGAATGGAGTTATACAGCACGTCACGACCGTTAATGGACCTCGCTCACTACCGGAGGCTAACCCTGATCTAGTCCGCTATTCCGCAACGTACGAAATGCATATACACCCCTGAAGGGAATGAAATGCCGCCAGATAAAACGCAGGAAGCTCCGCAGACACTCGATGCCGGGACCTACGGCCTGACTCCTCCTGCGACCGGAACCTACAAGGACAATACCCTCCTCTATGCGGCCGGAGATGTGGTCGTATGGGTTGGCATGCCGAACAACGCGAGCCCGCCACAAGGGTTTGAGGACCCAACTACCCTTGGCACCGGCACCTACAAGTGCTGTGGCTGGGCCGATACCTCCGGGTATATCTTTAAGCTTGACGAAACAATCAAGGATATTCCGGCCGCAGGCGTCCTCACGCCAGTCCGGTCCATCCTTACGGGTGGCGTCAAGACGGTCCAGTCCATCTTCCTAGAGGCGACAAATCCATACGTCCTCTCGCTCTACGATGACGTGCCTATCTTCCCGGTAGCGTCCTCTCCGCTCAAGCCGGCCACGACTCCGCCACCGCCTCTTCCGGCCAACTCCGCGCTCTATATCATCCCGGACCCACCGGCCGATAATCGTTACTCCTTTATCTTCGACAGTATCGACGGGACCAAGCAGATGCGGCTGTATGCCCCGTTCGCGAAGGTAACGGCGCGAGGCAACCATCAGGTCCAGCAGGGCGACATTATCATGACGGACCTTACGTTCACATTCTATCCCGGCACAATCGGGACGGCACAGAACGCAGTC